CCTCCACCACCAAATGCTAACATTTCGGGTGTCAGTTTTTCACCAGGATCACCGGAAAGATCCATGTCATCAGCAGCAATCTGTGACTCTGCATCTTCCTCCGCATTCTCCGCATCCATCTGGGCATTAGGATCTGGAATGATGCCCACGTTTCTTTCGTAAGCAATCTGACGATCCTGTTCCTTAATTTCACCATCGGTGTATCCGAGGATGTCATGACGAACTTGATAGACGGAGAAGTACTTACCAAGGTAAGGCTCACACATCGAGGCAACATTCATTCTTTGCATCAACATCTCACCTTCTCTGAGTTCAGCAAAGTGATTGTCATAGACAAAGTCATAGGTAATGTGTTCTCTCATGGAATCATATTCCTTGGGAGTCACCACACCTTTCAGAACCAATTGTGTCTTCAGGAGATCAACAAAGATGCCAGCGAATTTCTTTCTCATTCTACCGACAAACTTGGAGAAATTGACCTCATCTCTCATGATGTTATCGGATTTACCGATCTGGAAACCAGATCCCTCTTGCATTCTAGATGCAGGGATGTTGAGAGAACGGAGTAGTTTGTCCTGGAAGTACTTGAGGTCACTCAATTCACCCAGGTTTTGACCACCAGGGAGGGTAGAAACCTCTGTTCCTCTACCACCTTCACGTCTAGGAAGCCAGTAGTCTTCCAACATAGACATGTACTTTTTATTGTCTCTGATCTCACCAGTTGCCTGGTCATAGGTGATCTTGGTTCTGTATCTTGCCATGGTGTCACGGAGATACTGTTCTGCCTTTGCCTTAGGTAGGTTACCCACGTCAATGTAGAAGAGACGACGCTCAGGTGCTCTTGCCATTCTGTAGATGACAATAGAATCTTCCATCCAACGAAGTTGGTTCAGTGATTTCTGTGCCTTATTCAGGTAGGACATCACCATTCCATTGTTTCCATCTACCAGACCAGAGGTCACATAGGTAACGGCATCTCTGGCAATCTTAATTGTTTGGTTCTGTCCTGAGTTACCAAAGGAACGACCCATGTAGTTCATTCCTTTCTTATTGTAAAGGAAGTATTCAACCACACGAGCTGGCATCTGGACGGATGCCTTACCAAACACCTGTCCTGTGTTACTAGAATATGTTTTACGGGGGTTCTTGAGATTAGGATCTTGCATCCCTCTCTTGTATTCTCTGACTGGTTTAATCTTCAGAGCATCAATGTTACGAATGTCTGTCATCCCTCTCTCGGGATGGTTCAGGTCAATAACTTTCTGATAGTAAAGTCTCCCATCAATATACCACTTACGGAACATCTCATGAGCTTTGTTATTAAAGTCAAGGAGATGGAGGATATAAGCGAACTCTTCTCTAATAATTGTTTTAATTCTTTCGGACACATCCAAGTTGGAAAGGTCAATGGAGACCGGACTATCGTTTGTGTCAGAGACGATAGCTTCGTTGACGATGTTCTCAATAGCCGCATCAATCTCAGGATGCATTGCCATGCACCTGTACTTACGAATTGCTTCGGCATCTTTGCCTGCCTGTTGATCCAAATCAACAGAGTAACCATATAGACCACCCGCGGCGACGGTAACACCGTCATCCATGTTGGGTGGTACCGGAGATATCTTATTAATCTCCTCTAGTTCATCTTCCTTGTAGGAGAAACCAAACAACCTTGTGTTCTGGTTATCACCGTATTGTTGGTACGAATTCACTGCATCTACTACTGTCTGATACCTTATTTATCGCACAAAAAAAGGAGGGTGAAACCCACCCCCCTCTGATGTCCTGATTGATCAGGAGTTAATTGCGTTCTTATCAGAAGCAACATTAACGGGGGTTCCGGATGTTCCGGGGTCACCGTCTTGAATTGCTGCCCAGTATTGAACTGCAAATGTTACTCCGTACTCTTCCACGGTGTCAGTACTATCGAACGCAAGTTCAATAGCATCAACCGAACTAGGCCAAATGCCTTCGAATTTATATGAACGGAGTTGCGAACCTTCACGATCAAGTTGCCTGACGATCGCGGTCGCGAAGTAGTCTTCAAGTGTGTTAGCACCCAGAGCGTAGTTGTGGTTCTGGATGAGTTCTGCCCACTTTTCAAACGCCTTTCTCAGGTTGAAAGAAACGTCATTAGTGACTTGGACTGCCCAATCATCAAAGGTTCTGTCACCAGAAACCTTGAGCTGACGACCTCTAAAAGGAACAGGAATCTGTCCGATGTTAGAAGCAGGAAGCTGAGATGATTTAATGAGGAAAGTACCTTCGTTAGTAGTCTGAGTCGGGTCGATGGTTACTGCATCAGGGAAACGAAGTTCCACCTGGAACATGGTGGGGCGAACCCCACCACCTTGCAGAACGGCCTTAAACTCTTCAATACTTCTTGGATATGCCATTGTGTGTTACCGTTTAGTAGAAAGGCTCAAACGCCTGTGTTGACTGTTGTGCCTCTGAAGAGTCCAATAGATTCTTCAAATGTCGCGCCTGTCTTCGTGGCGATGAAGTTCAGGGTGATGAAGTTGATCGACCTTGCTGGCTTGATGTAGATATCAGCCACGAACTCGTTCCTGTCAATGATGTCAGGCGGGTTGTTGGTTTCATCACACACGACGAGGAAGTCATACATTCCACGCTTGGACTGAATGTCACGGAGGAATGGGTTGACATTGTTCTTAAACAGCGTGCGGGTAACCGCATCGTTGAATTCGAACAGGTTAACTCTGGCGATCTCTGCGAGTTCTTTCTCAATGACAAGGAAGAGCCTTCTAACATTGATTCTATCGAATGCAGAGGAGTAAGCCAGACCAGTTTTGTCTCCGAAGAGAACAGTTCCTTCACCAGGGAAAGTAACGACGGGGTTAACTCTAGCGGTGTAAAGGATGTCTCTCTGAGGCTTACTGGGGTTGTAAGGAAGCTTGACCACGTTACGGATCTGACCTCTGGAAATACCAGCGGGAGAGTAGTAAGGTTCAGCTTCAACTGATGTGAACACCAGGGTTCCGGCGGTGTCACCATTCAGTGGCATGTATCTGTATTGATCGTTGAAACGGTCAAATGCGTACTTGTAACCACTGTCAAAGACAACATATGAAGATGATGTCAGGGCGTTTGCCCAGGTCTCGATGTTTTCTGTGACTGTCTCAGAGTTGAGTCCGATCACAAAGGAACGAGGAGGTGACAGGAAAGCCATGCAATCCCTTCTCTCTTCAACAATGTTGATGAGGAAGTTACCGATAGCGGTTGAATCCTCAAGAGTAGCACCTGCAGGACCCTGCATGATGTAGTCGAGGACTGAGGTGTTCTCGGTTACAAACTTATTGTAAGCGATCTGTCTTTCGCCAATCGTAGCGGACAGTTGGTTCTCACCACCACTCAGGAGGTAAGAAGCAGGAACGATGTAATCTGCAACTACACCAGAACCAATGGGAGTACCCAGAGGATCTTTACCATTGTTCAGTGTACCTGTGTCAACCACAGGAAGATGTGCTCCAGAGTAAACATACTGTGAACGCTCATTGATCACCTTGTGGTAATAATTCGCTTCACCTTCAGGTGAGGTAGCGTTCTTCAGTTTGGAAACTCCAAAGTATGCCTCAAGGAGGTTACCTTGTGAACCAGTCTCATCACCTGTCTCATCATAGACGATGATGTTCATCTCGTCATTGCTTGCTCCTCTATCGAGGGCGTTCAGTGAAGTTCCAGGACGTGCTGCAAATCTGTACCAGGGAATACCTTGGAAAGCGATTTGTTGATTGTACCAATCTTCAGCGTTATCAAGTTGATAGAATGAACCAGAGATGCCAATAACGCCACCTGTGTTAAACACGGCAACGGCAACCCAGAGGCCTCTATCTACACTGTAAACATAGTTGACGCCAGTTGCGGATTGAACCACCTGACCTGGTGTCGGCTTCTTGGGCCATCCGAACAGTGTGTTGCCCTGATCAACTGCATAGGTGTTGTTATCCAGGATGATGTTGACTGTTGTGTCAGACTCAGCCTTCACATTGTCGTAAAGTGAAATCTGAGAAACAGTTTCAACTGCTGTGATGTCTCCTGTCAGTTCATCGCCATCAGAGTTTACCAGTTTAGCACCAGCCTGATAACTAACAGCGAAAGATCCAGTTGCAACTGCCAAGTAAAGGGTCAGTTCACCAGGATTGGTTGTGCTGTCAATTCTTGAGATGTAACCTGTAGCTGCATCCGTACCACCGTCCAAGATCACGTAGTCAAAGACTGCGGGAGCCGGAGGGGCGGGATCAGTTGCCGTGAAAACAATGTTGTCAGTACCCACATTAGGATCATCAGATCCATCATAGTAGTAAGTACCAGCACCTGCACCACCAGAGACTTCAATAGACTTATCGAATTCGAAGTCAGAAGCATTAGCTGCATCAG